CGATACCTAATTGTTCTTCGATATCATCCATGACCAATTGGTCTAGATTACCACGCGCCCATACCCAACACTTATTATCGTTCTTTGATTTTGCCCATTCACTCATACGTTCATATGCATCTTCGAATTTCTCATCGATACCTGAGGGCTTAAATGATTTGTTTTTAACGTTCTCGAATTGTTTAGCCCACCATTCCATAGTGGACTTACCTGCGGTACGTTTTAGTCTTTGCAATTGGTCAGATACTTCTAACTTTGCAAAAAATGCACTTTGCTTTAGTTCTGTATGGCTTGGTTGTTCATCTGGATTAAAATGAATACAAGCCATAGACAAAATAACGGAGTTAGACTGCTTGCCTAACGTTTCAACATCAAATATAAACATAATTAAATTATTCTTTCAGACTGCCAGCCGTATCCTTTTAAGAATCTCACACCAAGTATGATAATTGCTTTTGTTTTATGACCATCATAATAAAAGTTCTCAGTGTTAAACCATTTCCAGTCGTCATTTATTTGAACACCGACATACCAAGATTCTTCATACTGCCAGTATTTGTCGTTGTCTTGAGAGTTTTTATTTGAGCGCCATTTAATCCGATAATTGAATATCGGACCGTAGTGCCATTCGAAACGTTTGGTGTAAATCATGCGCTGATTATACAGACAAAAGAAAACCCGGTCAAGCCGGGTTTGTTATGTTTGCCTTAGATTTTGTCTAAGGAAAAGTTACCACCAAACTGATTTTGATAATTTTCCATCAGTGCATCAAAATCTGATTTAGGTGGTGTTACATAATCTGCAACTGCACCATACTCACCGGCTGTTGCGGCTGCCCACAAATCCAAAGAATGTTGATAAGAATCGTTGGGGTTTATAGTGAAGGGAATTTCTTCATCAAAATGTTCGAATTTAACAACACAATCAATTCTAGTTTTTTCTGCATTGGCCCATTTAAGTTCTTTAGCAGATTCAATTTTCCAATCTAAGTTTTTAATTTCCATAATTATCTCCAGTTATGCATATCTTAACCAAACAGAATTTCTGCTGTGAAATGTAGCAGGACCTTTAGGAGTGGCAGAAGTATAACTGAGTAGTCCACCCATTAGTCTCCAAGAACCTGAGGCTGCTTGAACAAGTTGTGCGCCAGTATCGGTGAAATATAACGACGAACCAGCAACAGTGAATCCCGGCGACCTTGTGGCGCTGTTTGTAGGATAAGTTAGCAATGCATAAGTGCCAATGGTGTCGGCACCTAATCCGGCCGTTGCGTTTGGTACGTTTGTTGTCTGTGTTGTCGCATCGTTATAAGTAACAGTTGTTC